GCATGAAGCGTCCGTACAACAAACAGCTCAGCCACTACAACGACAACCCGTACAAGAAGGAATACTGCACGAGCAAGCCGAAGCCCAAGAAGCCAAAGCTGAAGAAGGCGCCACTCGACTTAGAGCATCAAAAAGAGCCGGTCGCGAACACGACATACACGGCATTCAAACTCGATAACCCAAATCTCATCGTCATCGAGGAGGTGGTTACCAAAACCGCTCCGTTCAAAAAGATCTCTGAGCATATCCAAAATCATAAAGAGGAGATGACGAAGACGCTAGCGTGGAACTTGGGTGGCCTCTTACACGACAAGTTTATGCTGAACGTATCCACCGCCATATGGAAGGCTACGACTGCCACTTCCCCTCCCTCCGGAGCCATCGAACCTGAAAGATGGGAACTGTTATACAAGAGGATGTTCACGCGAACGCCCACCATCGAGGAAAAGGCTGCCGAGTTCCTGGAAGGTAAAGAGCCAACTCAGGAAACGATGGTTGCGTTCGCCAAGAAACTACTCGAAGAGCAAGCAATCAAGCACGAGCGCAACCGAGAGATGCAGAATCGCAACACCGAGCTTTGGCGCAATAGGTATTACGATATTGCCGGGCACAACATGGAGTTGCGGGAGGCCATGAGGACTCTTCAGGCCCAGCTCGGCGAGCTTCAATCACAACTGGACAAGCACGTCACCATTCGCGCATCCATAACTGCCAGCACCGTACCGAATACACGGTTCTTCAGAGACGAAAATGATTGACAATTTGACAAACATTTAGTAGAGTTAGTTCATCAACTGAGCACACCGGACGAAGCAAAAACCTACAGGCACAACGGGATAATCGAGCGATAGCTTCCGAATCTCGCCGGTAGTAAGACCTTCCTCCCTGGAGCGATTGAGTAACGTACCATCGGAATTTCAGGGCAGCCCAGCCCTTCAGTTCATCCAAAGTCGGGGATGGGACTTCAAAGTCAACGGGCAGAATGCAGAACTGGAAGTCTGCCCCTACTGTTCGAAATCAGGGTTCGGCCATTGCTACATTGAGATTCATGGCTCGGCCTCTGAGCAGAAGAACCGCGACGGCCTGCACATGTGCCACAAGTGCGGCAAGAGCGGACGCTTAGCGGACCTCAAGAGTCATCTCGGCATTACCATACCGGATGTCGAATCTCGCCGTGACTTCTCCCGAGGCGAGCGCAAGATAGAAGAGCTTCCGGACATCGACGCCTGTCATGAGGCGCTTCTGGAAGATGCAGACGCAATGGATTACCTGATGAACGTTCGCGGGTTCTCGCGGGCAATCATCGAGAAGACAAAGCTCGGAATCGTTCAGGAGCGGTACTTCCGCGAGGCTGGCAAGGTCAAAGCTCTTGTCTACCCGTACCTTGTAAACGGCCAGCCGGTCTTCGTCCATTACCGGACGCTCCCGGATATGTCGAAGCCGGGCAAGGTGCCCAAGGCGTTCAGCAGTCCCCAAGGTTGGGATGCTCCGCTGTTCAACGGTGAAGTTCTCCGCGACGGTCTGAAAGAAGTCGTCATGGTCGAGGGCGAAGCTAATTGCATCGCCGCGATGGACAAGGGTGTCGAGAACATTGCCGGAGTTCCTGGCGCGAACTTCAAGAAGGCGGAATGGATTGGTACGCTCGACGAGCTGCCCGGACTTGAGAAGATTTACATTTGCTACGACAAGGATAAGGTCGGGCAGAAAGCAGCCCAGGTACTCGCGTCACGTATCGGTATTGACCGCTGCTGGAAGATTACGCTCCCGGACTTCGACATTACCACGGAGACCGGAGAGACGAAGAAAGGCAAAGACCTAAACGAGTGGTTCACTCAGGGCGGAGGAACAGCGGAAGCCTTCGAGAATCTCAAAGAGGAAGCTGTCCTGTTCGACGTGGACGGAGTATCCAACTCCTCGGATGCAGTGCAAGAGTTCTATGACGAACTGCTCGGCAAGGGCATCGAACCGAAGTACAAGACGCAATGGCCTGGCCTGAACAAGCTCGTGGGGTTCGACCCAGGAGATGTGTGCGATATATTAGCGGTTGAAAAATGCGGCAAGACTACTTTCGCAATGAATTTAGTCGAGCACATGGTTGACACATACGGGGAAGACGGCATCATCATCTGCCTCGAAATGACGCGGGCCAAGCTCGCCCGGAAGTGGATTGCACACAAGGCGCAGATTGCCGACAACATCCCGAACTCTCCAGAGGAGGCCGAAGCTCTAAAGAATGCGTTCCTGGCAGCTATACCTACGGTCCAGAACATCGCAGCTAACCGAGAAGGTGACCTGTACTTCTGCCTTCCAAAGTACAAGACGGTAGAGGACATCTACGACCTCATCCGGCAAGTCATCCGACGCTACGGTGTGAAGTGGATTGTGCTCGACAACCTTCAGCGCCTTGCGGACAGCACCCCCAAAGGCAAGAGTAGCCGTACTGAGCACATGAGTTCTATCAGCAAGGTACTCTCGCAGATTGCCAAAGAATACGACATACAGATGATTCGTATCTTGCAGCCGCACCGAGTTGCGGACGGCAAGGTCGTAACGAGCGACAACACAGACGGCTCATCGCAGATTGCAAAAGACTGCGACTGCAACATCACCCTACACCGCAACAAGTTGGGCGGAGAGAAAAAAGCCGACCAGATAGACATGATGATTGGCTCTGAAACCGCTCAAGCGTTCGCCAACGAAACACTATGCACGGTCGGTCTATCAAGATACTCAAGCGGAGGTAATACCTGGCTGATGTACGACGGGGCGAAGAGCACTTTCTACCCATTCACCGTCGAGAACCAAGCCGCTGTACAGGCCGAGATGAACAAGGACAAGGGGTTTGTCGGCCAGTTAGAAGCAGCCGTAGCAGCAAAGGTGAACCAATCTGAGCAGGTACCTGGGGAAATACAAATCTGATGACGGAGAGGCAAGTAAAAGCACGACTGACTAAGCACCATCCCCACACCGTAGTACAGATACTTGAAAACTGCGGAGTGCCGCTCAAGTTTCTCGACGGCGGGGCATTCAGGAAGGTGTACGAGATACCCGGCCTGCCACTCGTTCTGAAAGTACCGATTTCTTGGCGGCATTTGCAACACGCGAAGAATGAGTACAAGGCTTGGGTAACTGTTTCGACCTCAAAGAAGTTCGAGTGCCTTCGAAAGTACATGCCGGAAGTTCTGTACTTCAATGTCAATTCTGGCATTTTGCTCATGCGCAAGTACGCGCCTTTGAAGCCAAAGCGGAAGTTCTCGAAGCAACTCGATGAGATTGAAGCACTGGTCACGGCAATAACCGGGGGTACGGACGCGGACCTCGGGAAGTATAAGGCCGATAATTTCGGACTGGCAGAAGACGGGACTTTGCGGGTAATTGATTTGGGACTGTTTCTCTCGGGAGAGTAATGGCGAGTAAGAAGGCGGCGATAGAACGCGCCCGAGACATGAGGCTGCGTCGAGAGTTTGGAATCACGCTTGCACAGTACAACGCGGTCCTAGAGTTCCAGGGTGGTAAGTGTGCAATCTGCAACCGCCCGGTCAGAGAGTTCAAGACACGACTGGCGGTAGACCACAGCCACACTTCGGGACTTCTAAGGGGCTTGCTCTGTTGGAGATGCAATAAGGCGCTGGGAGTTTTCCGGGACGACCTGAATCGGCTCAGGGCAGCAGTCGAGTACCTGATATCTCCGCCGATAACAACTGTCCTCGGTGTAGCGACATACACGGCTCCGGGGCGAGTGGGAACGAAAAAACGGGCGAAACTGCTCGCGGCAATGAAGGGGGCCAAATGAGATTGATTCAGTTACTCGTACTCGCAGTATCGGCATTCACAACACCACAAGCAGCGGCACCAACACCGGAGCCAGCTACTCCTCATGCACAAGCCGAACCTTCGACTACAGATTCCTCTACTGTGCCGATTCTAATTACGCCCTACGGCGCCCTGCCTGTTCCTGACAATATGTGCGACCGCACTGAAGACGGGTACTTCATTTTCGTAGGCCCTGACAAAGATTTCGCAATCAGTAATGAAAGCTGCGTACTCGCAGTCAAACAGTGGTTCCAGCAGCCTGATATTAGGCCGCTACCAAAAGCTTAGTAAGTGGGCCTAACCTGGCCTTGTGTCAAATCCAACGCAGGAGAGGAATGAGTGAAGTAAGTAGAGAAACAAGCCGTACCCTATTCGCGGCAAACAAGAATGCCTTCGATGACATATTCGGAGACCCTTTCGCAAAAGAACCGTTGACGGGGCACTATCAGATTCTAAAGAGTCGTAGCTCTGTAGAGGCCATGAAGAACAACTTCGACGAAGGCAAGGCTACCAGAAATACGGCTAGTCCCAATATCATCGACTTCTTCTGCGATGTGGACAAGGTTGTCGCTGACACCCTGACAGAAGATGAACACCATAGGTTCATCCTCACCTACATATTAGAAGTGAGTGATGGCGGTCTAACACAGAAAGAACGGATGGACATCGAGCAGAGGCTAGGCCGAATTCTTCGAGCCAAGAAGATCAGCCCCGTGCGTCGATACTTTCAAGTCGTCCGTAGAAAGACAAATACGAAATGACAGAAATGCAGGAAATCATCGCTGACGAACTAATCACCGAAGTTACTAAACAGTTCAAGGAAGACTTGGGCACAGAACCAGTTAGCCCAGAAACGGAGTTCCTTATCCGCCAGAAGTACGGACTCACCGCACCGCAACTCACCCTTTCTGAGTTGAACCTCATTCGATGGGAGGAGCGTAATGCAGGACGCCGCTAACGCCGAAGTTATGCTCAAGACGAAATATCCGTACTATCGCATCGATCCCGAAACCGGTGACCACATCGAGATAACGAAGTCAGAATACAAGGCGGCCATGCGCAGGGAGTTCACGGTTCGGCACATCCGCCTACCTATCTGCGGTCACAAGTTCGTACCGACCGACGAATACGGCCCGAGACACCGCAATTGCCAAAGCTGCTGGTTTGCCTTCTTCCAGGTCCACGGAGGACTGACCCAAGAGATCGAAAAGGCATACCAAGAGCACGGGCCGGACATCATCCGGCAGACTCGCGGACCGAAGTTCCTCAAGATGTTCCTGACGTTCCTAGGAACGATTGCGCAGTGGAAGAAAGCCTCAGAAGAGGCCACAGTCCAGAAACAGGAAACCAATGAGCAAAGCACTAGCGGAACTGGCAGCAGTGACGAGCCAGCCGACATCGCCAGCGGCGCCGACTGATATCACGGTTGCTCCGCCAACAACCTCTACGGCCTCGAAGGAAGACCGATTCAAGGCGCTTCAGGCCGTTGAGAAGGCACTCAACAAGCAGTTCAACACGACGAGTTCGCTCGTCCGGCTCGGCGCCAAGGTCGGCGTCCCGATGCCGCACTACTCGACGAACATCCCCTCGCTCGACTATGGGGTCTTCGAGATTGGCGGCGTTCCCAAGGGGCGCATCATCGAAATCTTCGGCCCGGAGTCGGCAGGTAAGACGACGGCCACACTGGAGATTATCAGCGCCGTCCAAGGCGCAGGCGGCATTGCGGCATTCGTTGACGCGGAGCACGCCCTGGACCCGAACTACGCGAAGAAGCTGGGCGTCAACGTCGATGAGCTGTTCGTCTCGCAGCCGGATTCAGGCGAGCAGGCACTTGAGACGGTCGAAGCGCTCGTCAAGTCGCGGGCCGTGGACATCGTAGTCGTCGATTCAGTCGCGGCGCTCGTACCACAGGCTGAGCTTGACGGGGAGATGGGCGACTCCCACATGGGCCTCCAGGCGAGGCTGATGTCCCAAGCGATGCGAAAGCTTCGCGGTATCTGCAATCTGACCGGTATCACCGTCATCTTCATCAACCAGATTCGCGAGAAGATTGGCGTAATGTTCGGGTGCTTTTCTTACAACACAAGGGTTATGCTGGCGGACGGTTCTTCAGAGAAGATTGGAAAAATTGTCAACCAAAAGATCGGCGTCAACGTGCTCTCCGTCGATCCTGAGACGGGAAAGGTCTCATCCAAACCCATAACGGACTGGCACCAGAACGGTAACACTGATGAGTTCCTCCGCATAGAGACTACTAACGGACTGGGAAGGTCTGGACGAAGCTCTATGGCTGTCACTCCAGGTCACATCATACTGACACCTAACGGAGACAGTAAGGCTGGTGATCTGAAAGTTGGGGACAAAGTATGGGGACTAGGAAAACTGACGTACAGCGAACATCAGTTCAAGGTAGCAGTTGGCTCTGTACTGGGCGACGGTAATCTACGTCCTACTGGAGCGCACAACATCTCTCTCCGCATTCGCCACGGTCACAAACAGAAGGAGTACGCACAGTACAAGGCTCTTATCTTCGGTAATATGCTGGCTGACTCTGGCACGGATAAGAACGGATCGTGGGGGTTTGATGTCGCTCCCAGTTCAGACCTGTCTAATCTGTATAGGGAATGCTATATCGAGAAAGGCCGTAGGGCAATCGGCCAGGGGATCATCGACAACCTATGCCTTGAATCAGTAGCTATCTGGTATATGGACGACGGTACGTTCTCAGGGTCTTACAAGAAGTGGGGGAAGGGTAAGAGCTGCATATCTGCCAAGGCATACACTGAAGGTGAGCTGGAGCTACTTGCGTCAGCGTTGGAGAGACTGGGACTGCCCAAGCCAAATGTGAACTCTTGTAAGCAGTTGTATTGGTACGGGGATGATTCATACGCTCTTCAGTCCGCTTTGGCTCCTCACATCCATCCCAGCATGGGGTACAAAATTCACCCAGAACTTCGCGGAAGATTCAAAGGTCTTCCGAAAGAAAGCGACTTGTATATACCTTCGGTAAAAACTCTGGTCGAAACTTTCGTAAGCAAGGTGGAACCAGCCAAGCGTACTAGGTCGATGAGACGCTTCGATATAACGGTTGGAGGCAATCACACCTACTTTGTGGACGGCATCGCAGTTCACAACTCGCCCGAGACGACGACGGGCGGACGGGCGCTCAAGTTCTACGCAAGCGTTCGGCTGGACGTTCGGCGCGTGTCGAAGACAGACGGCGGCGAGATTACGAGCGGCGGCGTACTTATCGGTCACAAGATGCGGATGAAGGCCGTCAAGAACAAAGTCGGCACACCGTTCCAGGATACGGTCGTCAACGTCATATACGGCAAAGGCATCGACCGGTTCGCGGACCTTATCAGCTACGCGGTCGAAGTCGGAGCACTCACTAAGGGCGGAGGCGGATACATCAGCTACAACGGCGAGAAGATCGCACAAGGCGTTGACAACGCGGTGAACGTTCTTAGGGACAAGCCGGAGCTGGTAGCAAAGATTCGGGCCGACGTTGCCAAAGCAGTAAAGGCACACGCGGAGGAAGCTGCACAGTGACGACGCCTAGAAATAAATCGAAGCCCGTACCGAGTACGGCGCGAGTCCTGTACAAGGTTCGTACTCCGACCATCGCGGCGCTCGAAGGTGTTCTACAGGGCATGGCCGATGACGGCTGGCTTCTGCTCAAGCACTCGGAGCCTATCAAGTCGTCAAAGGGCGGCGTCTGTTTCGTTCTGACATATCACAAGGCAGTCATGGTCAAAGGCAAAGAAGCCGAACGACTCATGGCCGCCAGAAAGGGATTAGGCACATGAAACGCATCGCTTGTTTTCTATTGCATTGGGGATGGATCAACCGGACATACTCTTGCTCGTTCATTCCGCTTGGCGAGAGAGTAGAGAGATTTCAGTGCCGTAGGTGTGGGGAGTGGTGGAATAAATGATTTACATAAAGGTCGAGCTATGGCCGTTCGGCGACAAGACAAAGGCCAAATCTCTCGGAGAGATGTACGTCGCCAACGTAGGCGGTACTAGCACGCGAGGGGTGTACAAATCACTGCTCAAAGACAGTAAAGGCCGGGCGTTTCGCAAGGGAGAGGTCACGGACTTCCCACGCAAGAGGCTGGGTGCCTTCGATCTGATGTATCGGGCGCTCAAGAACATGGTCGGAGATCGCAACGAGAAGACAGGGAAGGGAAAGAATGAACGCAGAGTTCGATAACAAGAAGCGTGCTGTGCAGCACAAACGTAACAAGGGTCCGAAGGACGGTCAAGCGAAGCGCGGCGGGTCCAAGTACGCCAAGAAGCAGAAGGGCAAGGCGAAGCCAGCTCCAGCGTCCGTGAAGCGTGGGGAGCCGGTCTACAACTACCTGTGCATTTGTCACGGGCAGCAGGCCACAAAGCCGCCGTGCGAGCGGAAGTCCGAGGACCGGGAGGAGCGTAAGTACAGCGAGTCCCCGCTCGGGACATGGCGGTGCTCGGTCACTAAGCGTAAGTGCAAGGTTACCCGGCACAAGAACAAAGTGGAGGCCAATGAAGCGACGGCTTAGAAAGGTTCTGTTCTACCTGTCGCTGCTGGTTATGGGTTCGGTCATCGTCGAGAGTGACATCATCATGGGTCACCATGACGCCGACCATCTTCGTAATGCCGCCGTGCATTACTTCGAGGAACCCAAAGAAAAAGTGGAAGATGATGAGGAATAGGTAAGTGAACTTAGACCAATACCAACAAGAAGTCCTAAGTCTATCTGTATATGAGGATGTAGGAAACAATCTAATATACCCTGCTTTGGGCCTCGGTGGGGAAAGTGGAGAGGTGCAGGAGAAGTGCAAGAAGCTCTGGCGCAATATGGGCATCAAAGGCGGAGCTTCCGTACCTAGCGAGAACATCCGTGAGTTGTCTAAGGAACTAGGAGATGTAACGTTCTACGTTGCTGCCTTGTGCAACGAGATAGGCATCAGTTTTCAAGATGTAATTGACCAGAACATCGAGAAGCTACTCGACCGGCGCGAACGTGGAGTCATCAAATCCGAGGGCGACAATCGTTGAGCAAGCCGCTAGTCATATATCATTCAAATTGTCAGGACGGTTTTACCGCTGCGTGGGCTGTATGGCTTTCTCATCCTGACTGGGAGTTCTATCCCGGCGTTCACGGAGAGCCGCCGCCCGACGTAACTGGCCGGGTCGTCTACATGGTGGACTTCTCGTACAAGCGCCCGGTCCTGCTCGAAATAGCGGAGCACGCCGAATCAATCACCATCCTAGACCACCATAAAACGGCTGCGGCTGACCTAGACGGTATCGAATTCTGCTCGAACAAAATCGAGGTCAAGTTCGATATGGACAAGTCCGGCGCCAGGCTCGCTTGGGAGTGCTTTCATCCCAGAGAAGACGTACCGAATTTCGTGACGTTCGTTGAGGATCGTGACCTTTGGCGGTTCACTTACGACGAGACGCGCCCCATCTGCGCAGCCATCTTCAGCCATGACTACAGCTTCGAGCAGTGGTCTAAGTTCAACCGGCTGTGTCAGGGTTACGACGGCTGGATGACCCTCGTCAAGGAAGGCGAGGCCATTGAGCGGAAGCAGCAGAAGGACATCGCCGAGCTGCTCCCGAAGCTGACGTACAATCTCACCATCGGCGGCACTGAGGTTCCGGCAGTCAATCTACCGTACCAGTACGCCAGCGATGCCGGTCACATCCTATCGAAGGACGCGCCGTTTGCGGCGGTCTACTACTTCGACGGGAAGCACTACAAGTTCAGTCTGCGTTCCGGCGAGAACGGGGCTGATGTCTCGGAAATCGCCAAACGGTACGGAGGCGGAGGCCACAAACATGCGGCTGGATTCCAGGTTATCTCATTAGAAGACCTCTAATGCGTCATGTATAGCGCCGTAACGAAGATTGGGTGCTATACATGACGCACAAAAAAGAAACCCCCGAAGGCGTCGAAGCCTCGGGGGTTTAGCTTTGGAACTTATCTATTGTCTGAGTCTACCGCTTTTCCTTTATGAACCGCAACTCCCGCCGCCTTTCACTAATTCGCAGATGTCACCGGTCTCAAAAAACACTTGGTCTTTGTGCTTGAGGGCTGTAGTCAGCTTCACAGGAGTCAACGGCTGCCCGCCGCGACACCCGTCTGGGTAACAGGTCATCCCGCGCAGGTCCGGCAGATATTTGATGAGCATGTCCCCGAACTCTTTGACCTTCGATTCGTTGTTGTGCTCACTGCCCCAAGCTGGGAGATTTAGCGTTGAGCTAATCGCATGGTCCACGTACTTCTGAAGCCATGACTGGAACGCTATGCGGCGCTCAGGCTCTTTAGCTAAGTCGTAGGCATCCTCAACTAACTCTGGGTCTACACCAGCATCAATCAACTTTTTAGCTGCTGGGTCTACTACATATTCGTAAGCCCAGACTTCACCTTTGAGATAGCGACGTTTGTAGGCCACACAGAAAATTGGTTCTAGTCCAGTTGAAGTTTCCGCGATGATTCCGATTGTGCCGGTCGGTGCTATGGCCCTCGTCTTCACCGGGCGCGAGATGCCCCACTCGTCGGCCTTGTCTGCCGCTATCTGAGTGCTCGTCGCGTAGGCTTCCATGTACTCGGCCAACTCGGAGCACGGGCCGTACTTGTGCCCACGCTTCAGTAGGAACTCATGTATACCCATTAGCCCCAAGCCGAGGCGCCGGTTCTTCGTGCGAATCTCGCCGACCTTCTCGTAAGGTATGTCGCTATACATGGTCCCGGCAAGGAGGAACTCTGTCCCGTACTTCACGACTTCGAGCATCTCCTCAATCGTTTGTATCTGGGCCATGTTGATGGACCCGAGGTTGCAGATATCGGAGTCGTCGTAGCTCGTGACTTCGGTGCAGGCGTTTCTCAGGGTCTCGCCAGCGTTCTTCCCCACGTCCACACTGAAGCCTGGCTCCGCCGACTCAAGCATGTGGCGAACGGTCTTCCAGTAGACATCGTGCGCGAGTGCGTGCCTTACGTGGTCTTTATCATGGTATGCATCGAAAAACTCGTCATCGAGTTGTACAGAAATGTTTGTCCCGTCCATCGGGGCGGGGAAGTTGAAGTCCTTCTCTTTCATGGCCCGGATTTCCGGGGACCAGTCCTTGAGATGGATGAACTCCATGATGTCGGGGTGAGACCACCGCAGTCCGGCCCAAATTGCCGAGCGCCTGGCGCCTCCCTGCATAATGCCCCGGCCACATTCGTTCGTCATGGTCATTAGGGCAATCGGTCCTGTAGCGAACCCACCTGTGCGCTTGATGATTGAGCCTCGGGGCCGCACGTCGCTATAGTCGATGCCGATACCGGCGCCGGTCATCAGCGCCATTGCGCATTTGTGAAGATGGTCGGCCCATCCCTCGCGGCTATCTTCTGCTCGCATGAGCAGGCAATTTTGTACTTGGTGAAACGGGCGGCCAGATGCGTATAGGTATCGGCCTCCAGGGATGAACTTTCTTTGTGCAATCAGTCGAGCCGTTGTGTCGATTTGTGATTGCGGGGCGTTGACTGCGCCCAATACGTTACTTGCTACTCGATAGGCTATTTCCGGCCATGTCTCTTTTGAGCCGTCTGCCTTGGTCTGGGAATACTTTTGCTGCATGATGCGTTCAGCAAAGGCTCCCATCGGTACTTCGGTTGTCAACTTATTCCTCTTTAGACGAGAAAACCGCGCCTCCCGAAAGAGGCGCAGCGAAGGGTGATGCAGTTATTTGAGGAAGTAGGCTGCGAGGCTGGCGCCTGCCGCCAGTCCACGAAGGAACCAATTCCTCTTTTCGGTTCTTGCTTGAGACTTCACAGCCGAGACCTTAGACGTGCAAGCCTTGTCGTCGTCTGCGATAGTCATGTTGAGATTTGTCACCTGGTTGTTCAGGCCGGTGATGAGGCCGTTCGCTTTGTCCAGCTCGCTCTGCCGGTTGTCAGCGATGGTTGTCTCGTCCTTGAGGTTCTGGGTAAGAACGGGGACGGATTCGAGCTTTTCTACGGTTGCACGAGCCGCCGTATCGGATACGGTGAAGCCACTCGTAGAGGCTGTGATGTCGGTTGTGGGTACATCGGCTAGGTCAGACCATCGTTTTCCAAGGTCGGGAAGCGGCAAGGTCTTGTCGGTCGCCTGCTGTTGCCGAAGTACGACGGTGCGGTTGGTCATGGCAGCGGTCAACTGCGCGTTCTGCGCGGAGAGTTGCCGAAGGGCGACCTGGTACTGTTGGCCGAGCTGAGCTAGCTGAGCCGCGAGCTGGGCGTCCTTGGCCTTCTGGTCGTCGAGTTGCTTCTCGGCGATGATGGCCGCTCGGTTGTCGGCGGCGGCTTTGATATTGAGCCAGTGATTGCCGAACCAGCTCCCAAAGGTGAGAACCAACGCGACGATAAGAATCCGCTCGTGACGTTGTATCCACGTCAAGCCAGACTGTATCCTTGCCTCGGCTGCCTGTTCAATCTGTGTTTCGTTCATGGTGCCTACTGGACAAACGCTTTGACGAGACAGACGATGACTGCGGTGAGTGCGAGTACCGTGATGTCTATCTTCTGCGCTCTAGTCACGTTCACGTACCTTTCTCTTGGACTTGAGCTGCTTTATTTCAGTTCGCCGCTTACGCGCCTTCTGGCTCTCGGCCAAACGCTCTGCCCGCTTTGTTGCGTCGGGCTTTGAGAAGACGTACTCCTCTAACAGATTTGGGTCAGGATGGCCTAATTTCGGGAATGATGGCATCGAGGTTTTCTCTCTACTTCTGCAAATACGAGCGCATCGTCACCCTCATCGAACAGGGTCGGCTGCCAGATGGCAGTGATGTCACTGACCGGTCTATACCCTGCTCGGACGATGATTCCGTGCAGCTCTTCCTTGGCCGCGTCCAATGACGCAGGCTTCGGGATTACTCTTTGGAACAGCATTGCTCAGCCCTTGGTAGCTTTCTCCTCTTTCTTAGCCTTCTCTATCTCAAGCTGAAGTATTGCAAGTGCCCGCCAAGCGGTCTTTGCGCTGTGGAGATGGCCGTCAACATCTACGCTACCGGAGTCGAATAGATGCCGGAGTAGTGTGTCCTCATGGTCGCATGACTTTTCTCTCGACCAGTGCAGCGGCTGACCTGGGTTGTGCTGTTCATTTCCTGCGTAAGACACCTTAGCTACAGCGACTAAAGCATCTGGAAAATACCTAACTAGTCCTGACCATAGCGGCACCTTCTTTCTCTCCGCCGCATCTGTCGGTAGTAAATACTCTGGCATTGCACTCCTCTAAATACAGTGCCGCTTGTGTCAGTAAGTCTGTAGAATCCTCGAAAAGACCTAATGACTTATTACACCGCTGGCATAGGAAGACCGCGTACACATTCTCCACTACTTAGTACCTGATCAGCACTTATGGTCGTGGTCTACAACGGGTACGAGTTCTTCTGAAAACTTTATCCATCTCAGGTCAATCTATCTCGTTGTGGTAAAACTGAGCGACGAGACCGCGCTCTTTGTTCCATACCAATGCTTCGGCAGTTCTAAGGTTGCCGGTGAAGTTGTTGTCTGAGTGCCAGGCATCGGGTGGGCAGAGTGCTGAGAGAGTGCGCACACGGACGCCAAACTTCTCATCGAGTGCCGACTTATGTTTGTGCCCTACGTGAATCTCCCGGAACTTCGTTCGACCAAAGACATCAGGGTACTTCGATGCCATCCACATCCCGTAGTCCGACTGCTTTCCTTCGTGTCCGTGCGTGAGAACAAGAAAACACTTACCCCACTCAACAGTCTTGTGCTTGGTCGGATTGTTGTCCACGGCTACATCGGGATATGCATCGAATTTGCATTCGAGCGAATCGCCGAGGGTGAAGGTGCTCAGAGTGTCGTGATTACCTGGGACAAGCTTGACCTCTACGGGTGCTATTAGCCTTAGCTTTTCGATGACCTCACAGAGCATCCTACGGACCGTGCTGTAAACTTTGTGATACCGAGAATCGGTATCAACCTTTGTACCACTGTACGTTGTGCCTTGGATGTTGTCCGTTTGGAGTAAATCGTTACCGACGCCCAGCACAATCTTGTCTATCTTGTATCCCTGCACTTGCTCAATTAGGGAATCAATCGCACGTCGATAAGTGGCGATAGAAATACTCAGGTCGTAGTCAGCGTAGCCAGTCTCCTTCGACCAACTCAACTTTCCGGCGTGAAGGTCCGGTATCATAAGTTCCAGAAGGTTGCCGGAATCCCGTATCGAATACGACATAACCTTTGGAGGTCGCGCCTCTCGCTTTACTTCGTCCTTGAGTTGCTCAATTTCGCGGCGGATGGAGATGAGTTCGTTCCGCTTCTTCAGCGTAGCCTTTACCTGGAAGAGCGGAATCTCTTTGGCTACCTTCTTATCGGCGGAACCGGTGGTGTATCCCATCTCCCATTTGTTTATGAGGAAACGTTCGACCTCCCAAATGCTGAGGTCCACCTTACAGTAATTGATTAGCTCTTCGAGGGTCGCTATTCGAGTCTTGGGGAGACTAATGTTCCACTTGTCTCCGACGACCTCGCTCGTTTCAGGCTCAGTGACCTTCGCCGGTCCGACACCGGCTTCCTTCAGGAAATCGGTGAACGACGCGAAGTATTTCTGCCAGTGCGCTTCTTTGAACTTGCCGTTGCCCCGGTAGAAGTTCCGGGTAATGAGGACCGTGGGGTG